GGTATAATAAGAGTAGGTGCTAACTCTAAGGTTGAGTTAAAAGAAAAGAAAGATAGAGTAGAAGATGCTATATATGCTACTAAAGCTGCATTACAAGAAGGTATTGTTCCAGGTGGTGGTATTGCATTATTAAACGCATCTCAAAAAATTTCGACCAGCAAAGCTGGTGAAGTGTTACTTAATGCTTTATCTTCTCCATATGAAGTAATTATGGACAATGCTGGATTAATGATGAATCCTAGTAATCTAAAAGAAGGTTATGGTTGTAACGTAATAGATGGAACGTTTCCTAATATGGTACGTGAAGGAATAATAGACCCAGTACTTGTAACTAAATCTGCACTTAAGAACGCTGTAAGTGTAGCATTAACTATAATGTCAGCAGATTGTGTAATCTCAAATATAAGAGTAAATGAAGGCAGTTAATGACTACGTTATAGTTGATATAGTAAAAGAAGGGCCAAAGAAAGTCGGAGGCTTTATATTAACAGACGAAACAGATGAAACAAACCGATATAGAAAAGCTAGTATTATTTCTGTTGGAAACCTTGTGGAAGTGGTTAAAACTGGGGATACTATATACTATGATGCTATTGCTGGTCATGATATTAGTTACAATGATAGTATGTACCGGGTAATACGATCTAGGGATATAGTTATAGTAGAATAATTACTATTCGCTAAAAACGTGTAATCTCTATTAAAGAGATTATACACAAACCATAACCCACAATCCGGGAACAAAAAATCATAAACAAATTATTAATAACTTAAAAAATTTAAAATTATGAGCAAATATGTTTATATAAAAACAAGCGACAATAACGCTTACATGAATACAGCCGATAACTTTAGAGGTGCTGTACATAGTGGTAACACAACTGTAGATCTTTACTTTAATGCTGCGGGTAGTGGTGTTGAAGGAGCTTTTGATAATATCACGTTAAATATAACCGCTGCAAAAGAGCAAGAGGTTATGGATAACATTGGTGGTGCTTTAGCTGGAACACATTCAAAAGGAATGATTGTTATAGCTGATGACGTTGCAGGCGAATACGTTAATGGTAACATTACGTCTGTTGATGCTTTTGCATTAGCTTCAACTGGAACATTAATGAAAGCTAATGTACAAGGCGCAGTAACAGCCGATGCTACTTTAACTGCTTCTGATTCAGGAAAAACGTTTGTATTTACAGATGCTGCAGCAATATTAACTTTACCAGATTCTGGTGCTGGAGATATTGTTGGTTGGACTGCTACATTCATTTCTAATTTCCAAGGAACTGGTCAAGAGGTTATATGTGCTGATACAACTAATGAAAAAATAATTGGTGCACTAGTGGTTGCTGATACTGATGACATAACGTCAGCGGGAACATTTACTGCAGAAGCTGGTCAAAGTTTTTCATCTGTAGAAATCACAGGTACAACTGAAGGTGAACCAGGGTGTATATGGAAATTAACAAACATTGCAGCCGACGTTTGGTTTATTGAAGGTACTATGTTATCTGCTGGTACTTCAGCTACTCCATTCGCTACTTCATAATAGCAAATGCGATTAACAAGTCACGATTTACGTGATTTACAAATCCTTAAGTATTACAGGCTCGTTAGAAAATGGGCCTGTAAAACTTACGGGTTAACAGACGCAGATTTAGAACTTCTTATTTACTTAGATTGTAAAGGAAGATTTACGCGTCAAGAATTTATCGACGGAACATATACCATGAGTTGGGATAAAAACCGTTGGGAGAAACTAAAGAGGAATGGTTGGATAGAAACGTGGAGACACAGAAACAGAACAACCATCAAATACTCTGTATTCAAAACCTCTTTTAAATGCTCACACTTAATTAGTAGGATATACCGAATATTATTAGGAGAGGAGGATATACCTACTTCGGAAAAGAGTGTGTTTTTTAATAATCAATCATACACCGATAAGGTAATGAATAAGTCTATCGATGATATGATAAAAGACAATGAACGATGATAGGAAAATTTGTAACTGGCTTATTCGGCAAAGTAGTAGACAATGCAGAAGGAATACTTGACAAAGTTATTACGACAGACAAAGAGAGAGATGAGGCAAAGCTTGCCCTTAGAAGATTACTACTCGAGGCCGAAACAGAAGCCTTCGCTAAAGAAGTCGAAGACAGAAAGAGCGCTAGAGATATGTATAAAGACGATGCAATTATTCAAAAAGTACTTGCCACACTCTTCACGGTAGCATATTTCGCTTTAAGTTTTGTAATGTTTAGATTCTTTATGATGGGTGATATAGACCTAGGAGAATTTGAAATAAGCTTTATATCAACAATATTCGGCGCTATGAGTGCTAAAGTAAATACGGTAGTCGATTTCTTTTTCGGCGGATCGTCTAAGAAAAACGAACAACAAATAAATAATAAATAATTATGGGAATAAATTCACAAGGAGTTGCTTATAACTTCGGACAAATGGGTAGTGGTCATATAAAAGCCACTAACGTAGAACTATTCGCTCCAACTGGAAAAATAATAGTAGCTATAACAATGTTAGAAGCCATGAAGTTTACTAAGTTAATTGCTGATCCTAAGTTTATAGGATCTGGAAGTGCTTCAGTAGATGACGGAGTATCTTATATAGGAACTGGGACTCAATTTTTAGCAAATGGTGAGGATGATGATGGTGACGCTGTGACTTCAGCTCCTATAGCTAATACAGTAGAGTTTCCAGCAGGGCTGACAATATATGGTAGATGGACAAGTCTTCAGTTAGTTGATCTCGCTGGTAGTGATGATACTAATACGCATGGTGTAATCGTTTATTACGGTACAGTATAATGGCGTTAGGTAATAGTTTCAGTATGGGTCAAGCTAGAGGTAAAAACAAACCTGTACTAGTAAAAAGACGTAAAGAAGTTGTACTTGCAAAAGATTTTATAGCTTTCCAAGGATCTGCCGTACAAGGTAGTGCCGCTTGCGGAGTTAATAATGGTGATATTAATATTACCTACTACCATGGTGGAAGTGCACCTTTACCTTTAACCACAGGTGACCCTATTCTTGTGAAGAAAAGAAAAGCTGACGAATTTAACTTGGCGAATGGATATATCAAAGTAGGTCCTGATAGAGGTAGGTACTCTAGTGTACAAATTGTAGACGGGAAAGTGGCTGGAACCGCCGGGTGTTAAAAAAAATTAAATTAAATTAAATTAAATATAATGGGAAAAAAAGAAAAGTTGGTTGACCTTGAGCCTAAGGTTGACAAAATATCAGACGGGCATTTAAAAGAGATGCAAGAAATAATAAATATTACTAATAATATACAATTCAATATTGGTAAATTAGAAGGACAAAAACATGGCTTATTACATGAGTTAGGCTTGTCACAGAAAAAGATTTTAAATCTACAGGAAACTCTTTCTAAAGAATATGGTTCTTTTGATATTAATATAGCAGATGGTACTATTAATTACCCAAAAGATGAAAAGTAATATAATCAGAAAAATTACTATAGGTAAAGATTACAAAAACGATTCTATGCACTACTCTGTAGGACAAGAGGTTTATGGTGGTCATAAAATCTGCGATATAATAGAAGAAGAAGATAAATACTGTATATATATAAGAAAAAAAGATATAGTTATACCTTGGAAAGATTTTAATAAAAACATGGCTATATCTATTGAGTATAACTTAGAATACTAATGAAAGCTTATAAAGATTTTATAGTATCACCAATAGGTGAGAGATATATTAATTCTAAAAAAGTTGGTGATAAAAACTTAATACTTAATACTGAGATTTATAACCATCAATTTGTAAATAGAAACGCAAAAGTTATTGATACTCCTTTATTATTTAATTCACCACTAAAACAAGGCGATGAGGTGATAGTACATCATAACATATTTAGAAGATGGAATGACGTTAAAGGTAGAGAAAAAAACAGTAGAGCTTACTGGAAAGATAATAAATATATAATATCACAAGATCAAATATTTCTTTATAAACAGGAGGACTGGAAAGCTATGCCTGGTTTTAGTTTTGTAAAACCATTGCAAGCGGTAAATAGCTTTAACACTGAAGATGAAAGACCACTAATAGGTGTTGTTAAATATTCCGACGGCACTTTTAACAAAAAAGAGCTAGTTGGTTTTAGACCTAATAGTGAATATGAATTTATCGTTGATGATGAAAGATTATATAGAGTTTTAAATAAATTTATTACAATTAAATATGAATATCAAGGAAACGAAAAAGAATATAATCCAAGCTGGGCATAAAGCGGTTGAAGAACTAATTAAAGTTGCTAGAGAAGAGATAGTTGATTCAGACGAAGATATATCAGCAGATAGATTAAAGAATGCTGCAGCCACAAAGAAGTTAGCTATATTTGATGCATTTGAAATATTAAACAGAATCCACGAGGAAGAGAATATGCTAGAGGGTAAACCTGTAGAGGAAGAGAAGAAGGTTACTTTTAAAGGATTCGCAGAAGGAAGATCTAAGTAATGTACGAGCAAACATTAGTTAAGGTTGTAGAGCCTATAAAACTAAATACCATTAAAAGACTTAACAAGTCTAAAAAATGGATATATGGTTACAATAAGGAAGCTGATATAGTTTCTATATCTAAAACCGGAATCATAGGCGAAGTAATAGAAATACAAGGCTTTCAAATAGCTTTACCTAAACAACCTAAAGAAATATACTCTTGTAGTAAAGTTAAATCAGAACAAAAATGGAAACAATTTCCAGCTAACCCTGATTTCAAAAGAATTAAAACGGTATTTGATTGGCAGGATTATCCAGATGATTTTAAAGAAAAACATTATGGATATATAGACGAAGAGTTTAAAAGAAGAGAAGAAGGGTTTTGGTTTATGAATAATGGTAAACCAACTTATATAACAGGTACGCACTATATGTACTTACAATGGAGTAAGATTGATGTTGGAGCTCCAGATTATAGAGAGGCAAATAGATTATTCTTTATATTTTGGGAAGCTTGTAAGGCAGATAAAAGAAGTTACGGGATGTGTTATTTAAAAAATAGACGTTCTGGTTTTTCATTTATGAGTTCAGCTGAAACTGTTAATTTAGCTACATTAGCTAGTGATAGTAGATTTGGGATACTTTCTAAAACTGGTAGTGATGCAAAGAAAATGTTCACTGACAAAGTGGTACCAATTAGTTTAAATTACCCATTCTTCTTCAAACCAATACAGGACGGTATGGACCGGCCAAAGTCCGAACTCGCTTATAGAGTCCCCGCAAAGAAGTTTACTCGTAAAAAAATGAGGGAACGAGAGGAACAAGATGACATGGAAGGGCTAGACACAACTATTGACTGGAAAAATACTGGTGATAATAGTTATGATGGTGAGAAACTTTCTTTATTAGTACATGATGAAAGTGGAAAATGGGAGAGACCTGATAATATAAAAAATAACTGGAGAGTTACAAAAACTTGTTTACGATTAGGTAGTAGAGTAGTTGGTAAATGTATGATGGGGTCAACTTCTAACGCATTAGATAAGGGTGGTGA